TTATTCTATTCGCAAAATAAATCAGATTTAGATCCATTTATAATAGGAAATAAATTTGGATTATAGAATTATAATAATCATAAACTTTTAAAATAAATAAGAATAAAACTTATGAATAAATTAGAACTGCTTCATAAATGGAATTATTATTATAATTACCTAAACCCAACTAAATAGATTTATTACAAATATACCAAGTAATATTATATCTATGGATTATACAACTATAATTAAAGCACAATTAAAAAAAAGTTATTTTAGGTATGTTATGGTTATAATTTTTTGTAAATATAATTACAAAAATTATAAACAAATTTATAAAGATTATGTTAAATTTATTGACGATCTGCCAAATTTATCAGAAAATGAATATTCGACTAAAATAGAATATTTTATTAACACCGTTGTTAAAGTTAAAATTAGAAAAAATAAACTTGAAAAATTAAAACAAAATGCTATTTAACTTTTCAAAAATATCTTCATCATAACGAATTCTTATTAATGAAATATTATTATTGACACAATATTCATTTTTTAATTTGTCCCTAAGTTGTAATTCTTTAAATAGTTTTTCACCACCCCAATATTCAATCGGTCTAAAATGCTGCTCACCATCAAATTCTATACAAATATTCAATCCTGGTAAATAAAAATCAAAAAATAAATTATTTATATTCTTTAATTCGAAAAATGTTTTTTGATATTCATACTTAATATTATGTTCTATCAATAATGATGTAATCATTTTTTCACCCTTTGATTCCTTACAAACTGGACAACCAGCTTTAGAACTTATATGATCATTTGGCTTCTGAAAAAAATATCCGTGTGCCGGACATCCAATTTCTACCTTAGTGTAAGAATTTTTATAAACAACCCTACTATAATCATATTTATTGTTGTGAATTTTATTTGATATCTTTTTAAATTTTTCATCACCTAAAACTGTCGACATTTTAGTTTTTTCTCTACCATGCTTTGGACAACCAGATCCAGCTGAGTGATGCTTTGCCATCTGCACAAATGCACCATGTACAGGACAAATTATTATTACTTTTGATAAGCAATTTTCATATTTGGTTAAAGAATAATCATAATAATTATCGTGTACTATATTAGACATTTCTATAAATTCATCATTAGTCCATGCTGTTAGTTTTAATTGTGGAATAAATTCAACTCCGTATCTTTCTAAATTTGTTTTCTTGGTTTTATTCAAAATTTCTTCGTTCTGTAAATGATGATCAACTCCGTATTTTTCTTTACAAGTTGTTTTTGTTTTTTCTTTTGTGCTTTCTAATTGAAAGACGTTATCGACACCGTACTTATCTTGAACTCCTTTTTTAATACTCACGTTTTTACAATCTGAACAATAATATTTATTTTTCTTATTGAAAACTGTTAAATAATCAGAATAAACAACACTCTTTTCTTTATTGCAATTATCACATCTGACCTTTATCTCTTTTCTACAATATCTTGGTAAATCAGAAATCTTAACCAACACTTGATCACCAATTTTAATGTTTTCATAACCTTTGTCCTGATAATATTTTATTATCTTGTTTGTGATATTAACAGTTACTTCGTCTTCTATAAGCATATGTTTTCTTTTAATTTTTTTTCAATGTCTTCGTTGTATTTAATCCTTATTAATTTAATTTTATTCTTTTCACAATAATCAGTTTTTAATTTGTCTCTTAACTGTATAATTTCTAATTGTTTTTCACCACCCCATCTTTCGCTAATTCTATAATGCTGCTCACCATCGAATTCAATACAAATATTTAATTCTGTTAAATAAAAATCAAAATATAATAAGTTTTTATGTTTTAATCCTGGAAAACTTTTTTGGTGTTCGTATTTAATATTATTTTCAATTAAAAATGTTGTTATTACTTTTTCTCCTTTTGAATCTTTGCATATCGGGCAACCTTGTTTTGAATTTGTATGATCCATTGGTCTTTGAAAAAAATAACCGTGAATTGGACATCCAACTTCTATTTTTGTGTGTGCATCAATATAATTAACTCTATCGTAAATATATTTATTGTTGTGTATTTTATTTGCCTTTTTAATATATCTTTCTTTACCCAAAATTTTTTTACTAATCTGTCGTTCTCTTCCACATATAGAACAACCTAAACCACTAAGATGAGCCTGAGCTTTTGGAAAAAATATTTTATTGTGCTTAGGACATCTGATTTCAACTTTAGTATATGAATTCACATATTGTGTTTTTGAATAATCATAAAAATTATTATGCACAACATTTGCTTGTTTAATATATTCTTCTTGTGTTTTTTTAAAATTCTCTGTTCCATATTTTTGTAAATTCGTTTTTCTGGTTTTTTCTATTTTACATTTATTACAATATAAATCTTCTGTTAATCCTTTTGTCAATCTAAATAAAGTTTTAAAATAAATTCTTCTTAAAATTCCACATTTACACGAAACATCAATTTTTTGTTTAGAACCTTTTGATAAATCTTTAATTGAAACATTTATAATATCACCAGATTTGATCTTTGAATTTAATTTTTTATAAAATCCTATATTTTTATTAGTCGTTTTAACACTTACTATAATTTTTAAAATTTCTTCAAGCATTTATACTTTTATTTTTGTTATATATTATTATAGTTCAAAAGTTTACGAAAGTTTATAAAATTTATGGGCTTAAAAATTTTATCATATAAAAATAAAAAAAAGAGAGAATAAAATTCTCTCTTTTTTTAATAAATTCCAATTTAAGAATTAAATAAGAACTCCTGATGAATCAGTAACCCAAATTGTCATAAATTGTTTGTGAGGAAAAAATCCTATGTCAGCGATGGCATAACGGCTACGAATCAACATTCGTGGTGCCCATGTTGCTTCGGAAATAAGACTGATTGATTGTGCCATGAGGTAAGGAATAAATACCAAACCTGGTTGTTCAACCGAATTTTTTCTTCCTAAGAAAATTCTATTGTCATCCCACCTTTGATATGGGTCCACATATATAGTTAAATTGCCGACGGAACCCATTGGGAAAAGTTGGCCATTTGCATTCAAATTAGCCTTAACTGGATTAAGTGTATAACCAGCAACATCCTGAATAACGGAAGCTAAGTTACCGTTTGTTACAAGATACTGTGCAGGACCAACACGACCTTCAGTAGCAATAAAGTTACTTGCGTTATTGATCTTTGCAATAAGTTTCCTTTGAATACTGTGTGTAGTTTCACCTCCTGGTGTTGCAGCTCCCATTGCTAAATAGGAATCAACGTTGAAGTCAAACTTTGGAGTACCATCTGAATTCTTTGGTGTTGTCCAAGCTGCCCTGTTCAAATCTGAAAGTTCAGAAATTTTCTCAACAATTTGTTTAGAAATTGTTTGTGTCAATTCGTTTACAAGAACTGATTCGAGTTTCTGTACAATATCCATTCCAGTTGCAGCCTTGATGTCCTCAATTTGAGTACGTTTCAATGCTGAACTAATTTCAATAGTACCAACCTGAATTGTTTTTGTAAAAATGTCAGGACCAATTACGCCAGGATAAATTTTCTCTTCTGTGTTCCTAGTCATTGGACTGTTCATATACCAACCAGCTGAGAAGCCAGGAATATGATCTTCTAACAATGAAACCAATGCAATTGTAACACCAGTTAAAACAAGTGACGATACTGTACTTGTTCCACTTGCATAAACGAATGAAGGACCAGCATTGAACAAATCTGTAAGGGACCATGATCCAGCAGGACTGGCGTTTAATGCGGTGTTTGTAGTTGCAGGAAAAGTATTTCTATCTGCAACAAAATTCCAACCAGCATTATTTGCGGCGGTATTAAACTGACGGAAATCCCTAAACATTGGATATCCATTAATCCTTGACCATCCCAAAAATTCTAACCAACCTTCTTTAGTTGAGGTTGTGCCTACTGCTGAAAAATTAGAATCGAATGCCTGCAAAGTAGCATAAGTTGGAGTTGATCCTAATCCATAATGTGTGGCAGCATCGGTAAAAGAACCACCTGACAATTTGAAAAATAACCTATTTGTCAAACCACCAACTTTTTCACGAATTGGATTTCCATTAGGATCAAGATTAGCATAAGCTAACATCGATGACTTTAAAGCGGAATTCAAAGCGGTTTTTGTTGCACTATCACTAATATTAAGACCGAAAATAATTGGTCTTTCGTCTTTAGAAGCGATGTCTGTATTGTTATCGTATTTAAAATCTACGAATAACATATCAATTTTAGGTGAAGATGATGGCTTTACAGCTACCAAATCAAGACCAATTGTTTGAGCGGCAATTTTCATAGACACTGGAAGCAAATTCTGTCCAATATCACCAGATCCAATACCACCTGCTGCGGCTGATGTATAATCACCCCATACAGTACCAGGAGTTGCACTTGGTTGTGCAGCAACTACGCTACCCATACCGTTAAGGTTACCCATTGTTGAATAGGCAACATTTTCATTTAATGAATGCATTTCAGCATACTCTGCCATCCATTCTCTCCTATAAGGATCAGTTACTCCCAAGTTTTCCAAAACTGGTTTCCACTTTCCGATGGCTTTTGTTTTATCTACTAATAAACTCATTTTTTTTTATTATTTTTTTAGACTTTTGATCGTCTTGTAATTTTTTAAAGTATTGTTATATATTCGTTTAAAAATGTCATTTTTTTCTATTTTCGAAATTTGACTTATGAACGAAGATTTTCAAATACTTTTTTAAACTGATCAAGTTGTTGGTCTGACAATTTAGCATCATCAACAATTTTTGATTCAGTAATCAATTTTTTTGTAGGTTTTTCGTTTGTATACCTTGGTAAATCTCTGGTGTTCCAGAAGCTCTCCATCTTTTGTTCTGTATCGAGATTAGGGAATAATCTTGCTTGTGCTAGAATACTTTGTTGTCTACTAACATTGATTTTTTCCCAAACTGGAAGCAAATCTGAAGGCATTGTGCCAATCAAGATTTCATTAAAAGTTTTTTTCTTAACTGATAAAGCCTCATTCATTAACACTAAGACTTGATGTTCATTAGTATAATTACCTTCACTTTCTTTAAGGGTAAGTTTTACTTTTGTTTTATCTTCGTCTGTTAAAGCATAATAAACAGCTTTATTTTTTTCAGTCAAAAACATTAAAAAATGTGGTTGATCATCTTCTGAAGCCTTTCTTTTTTTGGTTTCTTGGATCAACTTGTTAATATTATTTTTAAGAGATTTCTCTGCTTCAAATAATTTATCACCTAATTTTACAACTTGTGATTCTTGTACTTCTACTGGTTCTTCTTCGTTGTCTAATTGAACAACAAGAACACCATTTTGAGGATTAACTGCAAGAACTTCTCCTGTGTTATCTCCAACACTTACAACATCACCTGGTGTAAAATTAAAAAGTTGTTCTTCATCACCGAGATTTTCATCATCTTCACCTTGTACAGGTTCGTCTGTTGGAAGTTCTTCTGGTGTTTCAGTTGGCAACTCTTCTCCTTGAGCACCATCTTGAGCTTGTGGCTGTCCTTCTGGTGTCATAGGTTGATCTACAGTTTCTTCTGAATATTCATCTTCGTCAACATCTTCATAATATTTTTCTACATCAATAGATTTCAACTCTTTTTCTGTAAGAAAATAAAATCCTTCGTTAACTTTACCTTGTTTCAATTGTTCAGTAAGTAATTTGCTACTTTCAATTGTTTTGTCAAGATTTTCGGCGATATAATTTGTATATGCCATAGAATCATCCAAATGTTCTGCGATATATTCAGAATATGAAATATTATTATCTACATGTTCTGCAATATATTCTGAGTAAGCAATATTATTATCAAGATTTTCTGCAATGTAC